GTAAGTACAAGTATTACTGGCTTTACCGTGTTAAGTTCAGTATCCCCGCTACGAACCTTGCTACCAAGGGTGATAGCATTACCTTCTCTACTCCCACAATCGAAGGCACCATCTTCAGAAGAAATAAGCCTGATGCTGCGGGCAAGCACCCCTGGAAGGCTGAGGTCACCGAAGATGATACTTCTGTAACCGCAACCACAATCACCAACTGGTATAAGGAGGTCTACGAGCCTACCTATGCCACCAAGTCCGGCACAGGAGGTAGCAACTGATGACTACTGACAGAACCGCTACTATCACCATTGCCGATGACGAATACACTCTCGTTCTCACTACAAGAGCTACTAAGGAAATCGCGGCCCGCTATGGCGGTCTCGAGCACCTCGGGGATAAGCTCATGAAGTCCGAGAACTTTGAAATGGCGCTGGGTGAGATTGTTTGGCTTATTACCCTTCTCGCAAACCAGGCCATTCTCATCCACAACCTCAAGCACAAGGAGGACCCCAAGGAACTCCTCACCGAGGAAATGGTCGAACTGCTCACAATCCCGGCAGATCTCGCTTCGTATAAGACTGCTCTCACCGAGGCTCTCTACGCTGGCACCAAGCGCAACGTACTCAGCGAGGCAGACTCAAAAAACGCGGTGGTCGAGTAAGTGACGAAGAGTTATTTACTCGACTCCTCTACTATGGCATAGCCCACCTCCATCTTTCTTTTGATGAGGTGTGGCTTATGCCTTTTGGTTTGCTTCTCGATTTATGGGAATGCCACAAACAGTTCTCCGGCATTTCCAAGCCTCATCGCGAGCTCTATATCGACGATATCATCCCGGACGGAATCTAACGAAAGGTGGTGGTATAAATGGCAGATAAATTCGGTCTAAAAATTGGCCTTGAAGGCGAGAAGGAATTTAAGAACGCACTGGCGCAAATCAACCAGTCCTTCAAAGTTCTCGGTTCTGAAATGAAGCTCGTTGAGTCGGAGTTCGACAAAAACGACAAGTCTGTCGAAGCACTCACCGCCCGCAACGAAGTGCTCGGAAAGCAAATAGAGTCGCAAAAAGAGCGAATCGAAGTGCTCAGAGCTGCGCTCAAAAATGCCTCCGACTCCTTTGGTGAGAACGACAAGCGAACTCAGGCTTGGCAGATACAGCTTAATAACGCAGAGGCGGCCCTCAATGGCATGGAACGCGAGCTCAAGAGCAATAACACTGCCCTTGAAAATGCGGAACGTGGCCTTGACGAAGCCGGTGATGAAGCCGACAAATTCGGAAAAGAAGTCGATGAGGCTGCCGATGATGCCGACAAAGCCGGGCCTTCCTTCGAGGGTCTTGGCACCGTATGTAAAGCAACCGCAGCTACCATAGCTGCTGCTTTCGCTGCTGTTTCTGCTGCCGCTGTTGCTGCCGGCAAAGCTCTCGTGGATATGGCCACCGAGGGCGCTGCTTATGCTGACGATGTCCTGACCACTGCTACGCAGACAGGCATTGCAACAGACAAACTTCAGGAATACATGTATGCCGCAGAACTCGTGGACGTATCTACGGAAACGCTCACGAAATCAATGGCCAAGAACATCAAGTCGATGGCTACCGTTACCGATGTTGCTGGTGAAGCAGCAGTGGACATGGAAAAGCTCGCTAAGGCAGAGGCCAAAGCGGAAACCGCACAGCTTAACCTTCAGAAGGCACAAATTGCCTATGATGAAGCAGTCAAGGCTAGCGGTGCTGCTGTATCCAAAGCTTACACTGCAGTCGAAGATGCGATGTTCGGTGTCGAATCGGCACAGATTTCCTACAATGCTGCAGTTGCTAAAAATGGCGCAGATTCCGAGCAAGCTCAAAAGGCAGCAGTCGCGCTTGAAAAGGCGCAAAGCAAACTCTCAAATGCACAAAGCGCATACAACGATGCCCTTGCCGAAAGTGGTGAGGCTTCTGCTTCTGTTCAGAAGGCAGCAATAGCCCTTGAGCAGGCACAGATAAATCTCGCTTCCGCACAGGCAGATGTAACCAGCGCATCTCAACCGGTGGCACCTTCCATGAACGAAATGACCGAAGCCTATCACAAGCTCGGTGTTGCAGTTTATGATGCTGAAGGTAACATGCGCGACAGTGACACTGTGTATTGGGAAATCATAGATGCACTCGGAAAGATGGAAAACGAAACCGAGCGCGATGCAATTGCAATGACTATTCTCGGCAAGTCCGCACAGGAGCTTAACCCTCTAATCGAAGCGGGCGCAGAGAGGATGGCAGAACTTGGCAAAGAGGCTCAGGAAGCCGGCTATGTGCTCGGTGATGATGCCCTCAATGCCTACGGAGCGCTTGACGATCAGCTTCAATACCTTTCTGTTGGCGCTACGGCCGCGAAAAACGCGCTAGGAACGAATTTGTTGCCGGTCTTGACCGAACTTGCCACCGATGGCGTTAGCTTGCTTGGTGAGTTCACAAACGGCATCAACGCGGCTGACGGAGACCTTGGTAAGATGGCAGACGTTATCGGTGACATCATCCCCAAGGTTATAGATGTATTTATGGAGCACCTTCCCGCGCTGCTTGACCTGATAGTTACAATGGTAACTTCGCTCGGCCAGGCAATTGTGGATAACCTCCCTATCATCATCGACTCCGCTTCCCAGCTTGTCTTCACAATCTTAAGCGCACTGATTGCCGCCTTACCACAAATCGCGGATGGTGCGCTGCAACTCGTCCTCAGTCTTGTGGACGGAATATTAAACAACCTTCCGATGCTTCTTCAGACGGGACTTCAGGTTATCCTGACGCTCGTTACCGGCATTACGAAGGCTATCCCGAAACTCATACCCTCGATTGTCAAAGTAATGACCGAGCTTGTGAAAATCATCATTGATAACCTCCCCCTCTTCATTGATGCAGCTCTCCAGCTTATTATGGCCCTGGCACAAGGCATACTCGAGGCTATTCCGATTCTCCTTGAGGCTTTGCCTCAACTCATACAATCCCTTCTTGATTTCATCATGGGCGCTATACCTCAAATCATCGAGGCGGGCATTAAGCTCATCACCTCGTTGGTAGGTGCGCTGCCTACGATAATCAAGACTATTGTAGCGGCTATTCCACAAATCATAAAGGGCCTACTCACTGCCATAATTAACGCCATACCGCTAATTATCAATGCCGGAATACAGCTCATTACTTCTTTGGTAAGCGCACTTCCCGAAATCATTGAAACAGTTGTTGCTGCTATTCCTATAATCATCGACAATATACTCACTGCGGTGATTGGCGCAATTCCCATGATAATCGATGCGGGCATACAGCTTATAACTTCCCTTATCGGTGCACTGCCCACGATTATTGAGACTATTGTAAATGCTATCCCGGTTATTATCAACGGAATTCTGCAGGCAATTATGAATGCAATTCCGCTGTTAATCGAGGCCGGCATACACCTCATCACCTCCCTGGTGGCAGCACTTCCGGATATCGTCCTCACGATTGTAAACGCAATCCCTATTATTATCGAAGGAATCATCGGTGCTGTAATTGGTGCGGTCCCGCTTATTGTGGATGCGGGCATTACGCTTATTACTTCTCTTATCGGAGCACTTCCCGAGATTATCTTCACGATAGTTCAGGCGCTCCCGGATATCATCGTCAGCATTATTGATGCGCTACTCGGCATGATACCCATGATAATCGAGTGCGGCGTGACTTTGCTTACCTCCCTTGTGACCGAGCTGCCTCGCATAATCATCAGCATCGTCGAGTGCCTCCCGAACCTTATAAACGGCATTATCAATGGCCTCCTTGGCAGCATTGACAAACTCATCGAAGCGGGTGTGAAGCTCTTTATGAGCCTCATTACAAACCTCCCGCAGATTATTCTTGAGCTTGTAAAAGCAATGCCGCAAATCATCTCTTCACTCGTTAGCGCTTTAATGAATGGACTTGGCTCCTTCGTTGATGTCGGCGCTAACCTGGTAAAGGGTCTGTGGGAAGGTATCCAAGGACTCGCAGACTGGATTTGGGATAAGGTATCAAACTGGGCGGGAGACCTGTGGGACGGTATCTGCTCCTTCTTCGGCATTGCATCTCCTTCAAAGAAGATGGCCTGGGTCGGAGACATGCTTATGACCGGTCTTGCTGGTGGTATTGATGAAACCGCTGGTGAGGCAATAGACTCCGCTACGCACATGGCGAATGACCTCAACTCTGTATTTGATGACCTCTCTGCTGATCTCTCTACAAGCCTTCCGAGCGACATCTCGGTTAACGCTTCGAGTGCAGTGGCTGACGGTCTTACACCGCAGAGTGGATTCGTTCTCCAGCTCAATATTACTAACTTCAACAACTACTCGAGCGAGGATATCACCGAGCTCACAAACGAAATCATGGCAACCGCAGGCGCATTTGCACAGAGGAAAGGAGTGGTGTT